AGTTGCCTTGCAACATACCGATGACGAACTCCTCGATGGATTGCACCAAGTCTTTTGTAGCTTGGAAAATGTCATACAGAACATATAATTGGTCGTCACCCTGGTCTATCAGGATATTAAATGCGTTCAGGATTGATTCACTACCCGTGTCATTAGCTGCACCCAATACTGTACTGGGTCTTCCTGGGTCCGGCGCTGGATCACTGCTACCTCCGCCTCCACCAGTGAAACCAACCCCAATCATGGATAAAAAGCCAGCCACAATTCCAGCCATTGCAGCAATACGAGCAAATGCTGTATACGGATCGCCTGAACCTTGCGTAAGCACAGCGCCAACACCTTGCACCAGGGCTTTCTGTGCTTGGATAGCCATCTCAGCAACGGCGAAGGCCATTTCTGCCACGTGCATCACCTGGCGCGCGCGGGAGTTTTCGTCAAACATGCCTTTTAGTGTGCCAAACAGTTGACGATAACCCCCAAGCTGGCTTGAAATAGCATCATCAGCATATTCCATTTCCTTGTCTTTGATTGTTTTGAATGCTTTGATCTGTTCATCCCCGGTAAGCAATTCCGCAGCTTCTCTCGCATCCGCCAATTCCTTTTGCTGTTTGGCCATGTCATCATACATGTCCATAAGCTTTTCAAGGGATTTCATCATATTCTGAATTGCTTGATCTGCATCATCCCCAAATATGGAACTTTCAAACAATGATCCGGATTCACCCAATGAATCATTCAAGCCATCAATCAATGAACGGGCATCCGACAATTCCTTATCAACTTTTTCAAGATCAAGAGCGGCTTCCATTTCTTGTAAAGCCATTGCAGTGGCAAGAGCGGCATCATGAAATCCGTATAACCCTCTTTGTGCTTCGGTAAACTCCAACCGGGATGCTTTTTGAGCAGCTGTAAGTTTTTCAATAACACCTACAGCTCTTCCACCTGCACCTGTAATTGAACCAAGTCCCTCAGAAAAATCAGTTAATCCAAGAGACAACCCCTTATCAACAAGTTCCGTATTAATCTCTGAAAGCGCCTTTTTGAGATTGGCAAGAGAGCCTGCAATTTTAGCAACGGCCTCATTCGTATTTTCATTTGTCTCAGTTAGCGTACGCATTGCCATATCTACATCTAAATAAGCCTGCTCGGTGGCTATCATTTCTTTCCGAAGTTTTTGCTCTGATACCTCCCCTTCATTCGCCCATAACTTAAGTTTAGCAGCTTGCACTTCAATCGACAAGAATGCCTTTTTGGTAGTTAACCACATCAATGAAACTCCGCGCATTCCTTCAATCAAAAATCCAATCGCCAGCACAGCCGTTTCCATTCCAGATACGAAACCGACTAGAGCTGTATTTGTGAAATCAATAATTGCCTGTTCATTTTCACTGACCAATCTCTCCAAATCTTCCAAGAATCCAGTTAACTTCTGTACTGATAGTGTAGCAGATGGGAGAAGAGTATTACCGAGGGACGCCATCAAATCTTCCCATCTCGCCGCTGCCGCTTTAGTTGAATTGGCATAATCATCCATTGTTCTGGACATATCACCAATTGCTGCCGTTGAACCTTCAATCATCAATCTGTACGCAACTTGAGCCTTTGCTGCCGCATCGACCATCCCTTTGCCGTTCCAAAGGCCCATGTTTAATGCTTTTTGTTTGACAACATGTTCATTCAATATAACTCCGTACTTTTTCATTGTCTCGAAGTTACCAACTAAAGCTGACTGAATATCAAGCATAACTTGAGCGGTAGGAAGGTTATTGAATGATCCCAAATCAGCGGAGAGTTTTACAATCTCATTTGAAAGTTTACCTGCGGCATCTGCTTGCATTCCCATCGGGACTAAAAGATCCTGAACAGAAGAAAGATACTGCTTTGCTTCTCGGGTACTCATAGCATATGAATTGACAAGCACCTTTGACCATTGCTCTGCCCGCTGCTGTTGACCTGTAAATACCGTATTGAATTTACTTGTCACCTCCTCAAGATCAGAAGCCGCTTTAATAGCAGACGCTCCAATCTTTACCATTGCATAAGTCGCAACGGCAGCAGCTGCGGTAGCGGCTATACCTACACTTTTAAATGCTTTTTTATAACGCTTACTGAGACTAATCGTCTGTTCAGTCGCTATTTTATCGAACCGTTTAAGCTCACTCACAGCCGAATTAAGATTGCGGGTATCAATTCCCAAAGATGCTGTTAAAGTTCCAAGATCCATATAATTACACCCGCATGTCTACTACGGGAGCCCCTTTAAACGGTTTAGGAAATTTCGGTTTCTGCTTTACAATCTTTTTTTTCTTTTCTTTATCTTTTTTGGCAAGACTCAAGAGACTTTTCTTCATATCTGAGAGGGACTGATCCGCTTCTTTCTCTTCCGGCTGTTCCATCCAAGGGATGAAGTCGGGAATCTTAGCAATCTTACGGCGTCCATCTTTACTCCCAAAAGAAGATGCAAAATTATAAAATATAGAAGTTAATTGAGCCATCATGTAATCCTGCCGATAATCTCCAACTGGTTCCAGCGTATTGTACGCTTCCCATTCTGCAAGCTGAGAAGCAGTCAAATCATTCAACAAATAGTCCGGATGCAAATATCCTAATCTTTGACAGAGTCGGAACTGGAGTCGCCGGTCTCCCCGGCTCCGGAGTTTTTTAGCATTTTCTCCTTATCTTCCTTCGTGATCTTGTTCAACTCCTGAGCAAAGGTCACAATGATATCAAGTCTCTTTGCCCCAATGTTTTTGCTCAATTCCCCCGCATCGGCAGGTTTCATGAGGTTGACGCCAGATTCATCACAAAGAGTTTGAATAGCAAGTTTCGCCTGGAAGTCCGCCAGGTTTTGTTTGTATTCAGTTTTCCCTTCCGCATTTTTCACTTCTTCCATGATTGACCGTTCAAATCTGTTCTTTTCCCTACCGTACATTTCCCTAACGTACACAAAATCACCATTCTCAAAATCCACTTTCTTAATTTCCAGCTCTTCACGTTTCAGTAAATCTTCTCGTTTCAGCATTCCCATGATTATTCTCCTTTTAATGTTCCTGATTAGAACTGAGTTTAAAAGTTAATTATGCACCAGCACTCGGGCCAGAACCAGAATCAAGTGTAACAGACCCACTGACTTTGATAGTAACGTCAGCCGTGATAACACCGTCAGTCGGAACGGCCAGAGGAAGCTCAGTCACAAGCCCCTCGAATTCCAGTGTAGTTGTTTCATCATCGGGCAAAACAATCTCATAATTCTGAGCGTCATCATCCTCAAAATCATCCTTCATCTGCTCGTATGTATCCCGCGTGAAGTTCATGGTCAACGAGACTGTACCAGGATCACGGAAAGCACCTTTAAAGGTCTTGTACCCTCCAGTGGTATCCAGGGTCGTTGTATCAGTCGTTCCCCTGGACATGCCCGGACCGTTAATACCCTTGACCTCGGCCAAAGTCGCCCACGCTCCTGTCACTGAATTCCATCTCCGGAATTGAGTTCCTACTCCACTCACTGCATCAGACATAGTAAGCACCTCCTTTCAATTGTTTTTGTGATATTGTAGCCATCTTTTTACCTCCTCTGAATATTGAAAGTTGTTACAAATCTCGCACGGTTGCTTCCATCCCAATCAAGCAAGGCGGGCTCAATTGAACAGAAGATCGCACTATATAAAGTGCCATTCCTTGTTTCCTGTGCCCGGTTATGGAGCAGCACCTTTATATTATTAATCAAATCCCATGCATCAAGATAACTCGTATCCCGAACACGGACCTGAACTGATGGATAAAAATAATTAGCACCGTCGTATGTGATCATTGGAGCAAATCCCGGTGTATCAAATATAGTTGCGCAGTCATTTGGTGTATCCGGCTCTCTTCCGATAAATAGATTTGTTGCAAAGGTAAGTCCAAGATCACCAGCAACTAAAATATTTTTTATGTCAACACTTGGGGCATTCATCGTATTCCCGCAGCTCCTTTTATTGTTTTAAGGGCATATGGGGCTTCCCGTTTCAAAGATGCCTCAAAGAATTTTGCGCCTGATCCGGGACGTTGGAACTTTGCACCAACCATTTCATGAACTTTGAAAGCATATTCCGCAGTAAATCCCATTGTCACAGATGGTCCCCACATTGTATGCTTGGAATCCACAAACCAACTTGCACGAAGGTTTCCTGTATCAATCGGAATTTTTGGATCGTGTTTATCCATTCCTCTTCGAATCTTCACTGCAACCAAAATCAGACCTTTCATAGAATTATTTTCGATCTTTTTAATTTCCCGGTTCAAATTCCGGAGAACATTATTCATTCCTTTTAAAGCCATTACAGATACACCCCTCTGACAAATTCCGTACTGCTTTTGAATAATGGATTTTTCGTGAACACCAGAATTTCCCATGCACCATCAACAAGTTCCGGGTTGTCCTCTTCATCTGAATCCAGATCTGCCAAAGTACCAAGATAAAGATATCCACCTTTATCAACATCTTGCGTAATCATCAATTCCGCCCGGCTTACCACTTCTCGACCATTTACGTCTTTAACCATCTGAGTTTTATCATCCCATCGGCATTTGATTTCAACAGGATCAGCAAATGAAGTACTCCCGTATCCATCTGATACTGGGGTTCCCCAATAAACGGCCGTCTGGACACAAATACTCTCAACGAATTTAATCAATGGATCGGTCATTTGCCTTTACCAGTTTTTCGAGTTGGAGAACAACCACCACGGCCTTTATTTGTCCGCTTGCCTTTACCACTTCCATCTCTTTTCGGTGTTCCTTTCGCCATCCTCATCCCCTTTAATCATTCCAGCTCGGTACAGCGTAAATCGTAGCTGATTTACCACCCAATGCCGCAAATTTACCAGTTGAATCCAAGGTCATAACAGTTTGACCATACATCGTAGATTCAAGTTTCATCCCAGTTTTTCCTTGATACACAGCAGCCGCCGGTCCAGCTTTACCAGAAGCAAGTTGCTGGACCCGTGTACTTGCAAGCATGTGCGCGGTCAACCATCGTTCAATTTCCTCTTTCAAGGTATCTGTGATAGTAGTATCCGATCCCAGAACTTCCGTCACAAGTTCCGTTGCCCCAGCAATAAAAGCATCCACGATGGTATCAGAAAGATCAGTGTCAATAATGGCCTTAACCTCAATTGCAGTTGTTCTTGCCATCATTTTCTCCTTTTCTTTGTCATTGATATTTTAAGTTTAGTTTCTTCCGACATAGGAATGCCTTTATTCCACGCATCTTGCGCACCAACCAAACCTTTATTCCAAGGAACTTTCCCTTTATGCCCTTCTGAATTCATCTTCCGTTGTTCCTCTGTTCTTTTTATCCCAACATTTTTACCTATCATTGATTGCGCTATCTTCCTTTTGTGTTCAATAGAAAGCTTCTTTCCTATGTGCGCTTTAGATAATTTTCTCTTACTCTCTTCTGATTGTCTAATCCCTTTATGTGACTTCGCAATTTTTAATTTAACTGCATCTGACCGAGGAATTCCAATTCTCGCCACTGACATTTTCTCTCTTGTCTCTTCAGATGGAATAAGACCTATATGCGCCCTTGACATATTCTTTTTTGTTTCTTCAGAATGTTTATACCCAAGATTACTTCCAGCAACCTGGGCCAAATTATAAAGAGAATTGAACCTGTCCAAAAAACACTGTTCATAAAATAATAAATTCTCAGGATCGCAATACAAAAGAATGTGGAACTGAAAAGCAATTCTGCCATACTTATTCCAAGCGAATTGTAAATGTCTATTTGAATGATTCCTATTTTCAAGGTCATTCCAGTGTTGTTGAAAACGAGCCGCAAATAAAATCGTACTCCCAATATATCGCTTACCATTTACAGTATTCTGTATTTCGTAAATCCCGGAAGAGTGCATTTTATTTCCTCCTTGCCTTCCAGAGCTTCGGATCTATGAAATTCAAGACTTCACTTTTCCATTCAAGACCTAGCCATTCAATCGTCTCGTACATTTGTTGATAATCACCTGTCACC